GCGTCAACGCTCGGGGCTTCCGTGCTTGCGGGCATGGGCATGGGCTGGCTTGATCCGACCGCAGACGGCGAATCGGTCACAAAGAACGTGGCCCTTGGTGGCGCTGGCGGCCTTGCAGGTTACGGCGTAGCCAAGGCGCTCGGCGCTGCGGGCAATGCCATTGCAGGGCGTAATGCAGCAAAAGCCGCAGAAGCAACGCCGTTGCAGTCTACGCTGAAAGATGCGCAGGCGGCTGGATACAAGTTTGATCCTACTGCGACCAACCCGACACTACTAAACCGCGTCCTGAGCGGCACGGCAGGCAAGACCAACCTTGCGCAACGCGCGTCGATTGCCAACCAGCAAATCACCAACGAACTTGCGGCGGTGGATATTGGCTTGTCCAAATCTGCCAACCTGACGCCCGAAGCGATACAGGCGGCAAAGGCCGTGCCCGCCAAGGTTTACGAGCAAATGCGCGGGCTTGGTGAAGTTCCGGTATCTGATGCCTACACCAAAGCACTCGACGGGATCACGCAGAAATATGCAGGCGCATCAAAGAGCTTTGCGATGGACAATCCTATCGCTCCAATTGTTGAACCGTTCAAGGTCAAATCGTTTGATTCGTCTGCTGCAGTGGATGCAATTGCTTTGCTTCGTGAAAAGGCTTCTCAAGCCTTCCGGCAGGGCAACAACGATGTAGGCCGCGCGCAACGTGCGGTCGCCTCAGCGCTAGAAGAGGAACTAGGCAAGGCCAAGACCGCACCGCCTGAATTGCTGGACGCTTTCCGTCAGGCGCGCACCACGTTTGCCAAGATTCACACAGTAGAAAACGCGCTCAATGAAGCGACCGGCAACGTAGCGGCCGCAAAAATCGGCTCAGAGTTTGCCAAGGGCAAGCCGCTATCTGGCAATCTGGCGACCATCGGCAAGACGCAGCAAGCGTTCCAAAAGTCCATGGCGACCATGAAGGGCGACGCGATGCCCGGAATCAGCCCGTTCGACATGATGACCGGCACCATTGCATCCGGCGCATCTGGCAACCCGGCGTGGCTCGGCACGATGCTAGGACGCCCGCTGCTGCAAAACGCACTCCTAAGCAACCCCTATCAGCGCATGATGGGTACGCCGTCTATGCCGTCAAATCTGCTTCCCGATCTGCTGAAAAACAAGCTGTTGCAGGAATCACTGCGGACGGGCTTGCTAGGAAATTCGCCACAGTTTTCGCAGTAGGACGCGCTTGACGCGCTCACTGCCATAGCGACGCACCAGATACACCGCTAGCGCACACGGCACAGCGACCGCCAGCGCAAACAAAGGCTTGACGATCAGGCCGACAAAAAACGCTTCCATCCCAAAACTATACCCGTTCAGTCGGGTTTTTGCCATGAATAAACACGAGATAGCGACAGAAGTTGTAAAGGCAGCACCCCCGTTGGCCGTTGTAGGGACTTCTTTTATGGGGTGGATGACATGGCAGGACGCGGCTTATGCGGCGACAGCGCTCTGGTTCCTAGTGCAGACAGCATGGTTTATCGGGGTCAGGATTTACCGCTACTTCTACAACAAGCCACTTGATACGGTCAGGAGCGGCGAATGAAGCTAATCGACAACTGGCGCGCTGTCATATCGAAAAGCTGGTCATTCTGGCTGATGATTGCCTCCGCAGCATTGGGCGCGGCTGAACTCGCTTTGCCCCTGTTTAACGGGGTATTCCCGCCTAAGCTGTTTGCGACCGCCTCAATGGTTGTTGGCATTCTCGCTGCGGTCGCCCGGGTGGTTTATCAGGCCAGCATGCACGATGAAAAGCCTGATTGAGTTTCTAGCAGCGCTGTTCAGGAAAGCGCCTGAGCCGATTAAGGCAGAGCCGGTCATCACCAATGACGCAACCTTGCCGTCTACCCCTACACGGCAAAGGGTAAACCCTAAAGCTATCGGCGGCGTCGCTGGTGCTGCGGTCATCGCGGCGGCAACCGTTCTTATCGCTCAATGGGAAGGACTGCGGCTTGTCGCTTACGACGATGGTGGCGGCGTCTGGACCATCTGCTACGGGCATACCAAAGGCGTGAAGCAGGGCGACGTAGCCACGAAACAGCAATGTCTCGACTGGCTGCAAGAGGACATCGCCGAACACTCCGCAGGCATGCGGCAATGCGCAACCGTTCCCTACAAGGAAAACGAGGAAATCGCGCACCTCAGCCTGACGTTCAACATCGGCGTCGCGGCCTATTGTGGTTCAAGTGCTTTGCGCAAACACAACGCAGGCGATCCCGATGCTGGCTGCGAGCTGATGAAGTTGTGGAACAAAGACAACGGGAAAACGATTCCCGGACTGGTTAACCGGCGTGCAGCCGAATCTGCGCTTTGCAAGGAATCATAAATGCCCGGCTTGCTTGGAACGTCGCTCACCCCTGATGAGTTATGGGATACGATCAAGTCAGTAGGGCGCGGCATCAATCTGGGCAGTACATCAGGGCTATTGGGCGGCCCGGTTGATATGGCAACGATGCTGCTAAACAACCCAGGCATGATTCATCCGGGACTGTTAGGGGCGCAGGGGCTAGGCATAGAAAACCCCGTTGGCGGCAGCAAGTGGCTTGAAAAAAAGCTACAGCCCGTAGGACTATTGCCGAAGCGACAAGGCAACTGGCAGGAGGGCGTAGGAGAGCTTGCCAGCACGTTTATCAACCCGATAACCGCTGCGGCTGTTGCGGGGCCGAAGCTGTACGCAATGGAATCACAGATGTTTGATAACGCGATGGCACCGACTACGCTAAACAAACAAGCCGGGATGATAAATCTTCCGTATGGGAAGATTCCAGAAAACGCAGACGACCTAGCTGCGCTTACTGGAAAACAATGGTTTGAACCAACCAACATGACAAAAAAGGTTCAAAGCGAAGCGAAAGCATCCGCTGCACGGCAAACCTATCTTGACGCGTTTGTAAAAAATAATAATTGGGCCGATTCTTTTCAATCCGCATCGCAACGGCAACAAGAAAGGGCGCTTGTTTCGCTTGATTATGCAACGAAAGTCTCGCCAAAGAAATATCTTTCTGATATACCGGTGACCCCGGAGCAGCAAGCGAAAAAGTATCTGAATGATGTGGTTGATGCTTTCCCCGGCATCAAATCAAGCGTTCACAAGAACGAGAATCTTCAATTCAAGTCGATTCCGATTAGCGAATTTGACGGCGCATCCATCTACAAATCACCAAGCTACAACGGCAGACAGTCGTCAGAATACAAGTTGATTATGCAGGACGGACAGCCAGCATATGCTAGAAAATCAGATCATTTCGGTAAATTCTCTACGAACATTTATGAAAATTCGCCAGAAGCAATCGCGCAAGGCTTAACCAACGATCATTTTGACCCGTTCGGTCGAGTTGGCCGCACTCCCCATAATTGGGAGCTAATAGGCGATACGTCAAAAACTAAAAGCAAAGCAGGCGCGATCAGTTTGCGCGATCTTCTGGAAAATGGGTTACTTGGGTTCCCCCAAAGATAGAAAGGCTAATCATGTTCATCATCGGTCTAGTTCTCGGAATGGCTGGCGGCTATTTTCTGCACGCCAATCAGGACGCAGTCATCAAGTTTGTTGACGAAAAGGTGTCCAAGTGGTTCAAGCGCTCCTAGCCTTGCTCCTGCTGGCTGGTTTAGGTGTCGGTGGACAGCAACTGTACATATCGCACCTGAACAGCGGCATCAAAGAGCGTGACGCCAGATTGCTTGAGGATGCTGCGGCATTCAAGCAAATCCAGACGGCGACCGACAAGATGAAAGCGGACTCAGAGCGCATCATCAAATCGCTTGCCGTGGCTCAAAAGGCCAACGCAGCACGCAAGAGTCAGGAATCAACCCGCGTCGCAACGATTGAAGCGATCCAGCCGAAAGGCGCGACGGAATGCGAGCGCACGGACGATGCAATTACGAGGGCGCTGCGATGAGCCGTGTACATATCGCCGTAATGTGTACGTTTTTTGCTGTTTTATCGACAGGTTGCAGCTACCTACCGAAACAGGTCGTAGAGGTTCCGGTGCGCGTCTCCTGCGTTGCGGCGGTGCCCGCGAAGCCGTCACGGCTCACCCCGTGCCCCCCTGAAATCACCAATTCGCAGTGCGTGAAGCGCGCTGCAATCGACATTGAGCGGCTTGATTCAGCGCTCGATCAATCCAACGAAATGCTAAAGGCTTGTATATGACCACAATCACACTTACCCCTGAACAAGTAGCGTCCGTTCTCGCGCAAGCGTCCGGCGGTGCCGCCGTAGCTCCTTCGCCGACCGCTGGCCCCGTTGAAATCATCGGCACTCTCAGCAAAATTG